TTAATTTATGCTGCTGAGTGGGTTGAGTTTGACTGCATCTTCTAAATGGTCTGGGGAAAAGTGAGCATATCGCATCGTCATTTTTATATCAGTGTGACCAAGTACCCGTTGCAAGACCAGAATATTACCGCCATTCATCATAAAGTGACTGGCGAAAGTGTGGCGCAATACGTGGGTAAGTTGTCCTGCCGGTAATTCAATGCCGGTTCTTTCCAGCGCAGACCGGAACGCTCCATAACAATCACCAAACAACCGACCTTTTCTGTCATCAGGTAGGGCGTCGTAGAGTTCTGTGCTGATGGGAACGGTGCGATTTTTTCTGCCTTTCGTATTTGTGTAGGTGATTTTGTATTTAGCGAGCTGGCTTTTTTTTATGCTCTCGGCCTCAGACCACCGCGCGCCAGTGGCTAGGCAGATTCTTACCACGGTTTCTAAATCAGGGTGGTCATGCCGTTTGCACTCGCCGAGCAGCAGCGCAATCTGTTCCTGAGTTAGCCAGGCCATTTCCATTTCTTCTGTGCGGAAAGGGCGCATGTTTTTCAGCGGATTTTCACTCTTCCATTCACCGAGGCGGTTTAACTCATTGAATACCGCCCGAAAGTAGGCCAGTTCAAGATTAAGAGTGCGAGGCGATACTTCTTTCACCCTATTTGAACGGGCATACTCACCTTTTAATCGCTTTTCCCGGTAGCGGGAAAACATCTGCGCATCAAAATCGCGTGCGAGCGGTTCGCCCATACACTCAAAGGCGTGATGCATTGATAACTGACGTTTTAGGCCGTCTTTCAATGTAATGCCATGAGCACTAAACCATGCGTCAACCAGCTCTTTTAGCGTGCGTCTGTCTTCTTTTTCTTCCTGCCACGGGTTCTGCACGGTGTATTGTTCAAAGGCCAAAGCCTCGCCTTTCGTGGCGAATTTCTTCCTGATGCGCTTGCCTTTTGCCCCATTAGGATAGAGCTCACAAATCCAGCCGCCAGCGGGATTTTTACGGACAGTCATCAATTAACCTCGCTGAACACACCCACAACACGACCAATCATTTTTATCTCATCAACCCCACACTCAAACGGCACTTTACCGCCCGCTACGTGCAATCTTTTCCCGGGGAGCACCGTTAACTCTCGGAGGCTAATTGCGCCTTCAATATCAACTAACCAAAGACTGTCAGACAAAGAGGATTCCTGCTCAATGATATAAGTGCTGTTATCGCTCTTCACGCAGATACCTTTTTTGAGTTGCTTTGTGAAAAGCTGATGATCGATCGCAATAGTTCCAACCTTGGTTAACTCACCCTCACTTAAAGTGAATGATGCGAGCTCGATAGAACGTGAAACTTCATCGGTTGTTAGATTTTTTTCACCCTCACCAGTCATGAGCCATTTAAGACTCACCCCGGTTTCGAGTGCGCAATGAACTGCAAAATCGTACGACATATTGCCCCGTGTGTAGCGATTCTGTAGGGAGCTCGCGGCGATGTTGAAGTGATTCGCTAGTTGGATTTTTTGTGTAAACCCATAAACCTCGCAAATCCTATTTAGTAACTCCTCGTTATTAAAATTGGCTTCAATCATTAAAATTGGTATTCCATTGTTGATTGATACTAAAATTAATATTAGTATCGCTGTGAACGGTGGCAGTGAGTGGCAAACGTCGGCAAAAACTATGTGCTCACTGTCTAAAATTCTCAAATAAGGAATCATGCAACATGGCTTCTGAAATCGCAATCATCAAAATCCCATCTCCCGTGGTCACGCTTCAGCAGTTTGCGGAGCTTGAGGGTGTGTCTGAGCGGACTGCTTATCGCTGGACTACAGGAGATACCCCGCGTGTACCAATCGAAAAACGTGTCATCCGAAAAGGTTGTAAGAAAGCAGGTGGCCCAATCCGAATTTATTACGCTCGCTGGAAAGAAGAACAACTGCGTAAGGCTTTGGGACATGCTCGTTTTCAGCTAATCATTGAGAATCCATATTCACTTTAAGTGAATTTTAAGGATGCAACATGTTTGATTTTCAAGTTTCCAAACATCACCACTATGACGAAGCGTGCCGGGCTTTCGCGCTGCGTCACAACATGGCGAAGCTGTCAGAGCGTGCGGGGATGAATGTTCAAACGTTACGTAACAAGCTCAATCCGGAACAACCTCACCAGTTCACACCGCCAGAGTTATGGCTGCTGACTGACCTGACCGAAGACTCGACTCTCGTCGATGGTTTTCTGGCTCAGATCCATTGTCTGCCATGCGTGCCGGTTAACGAACTGGCGAAAGACAAATTGCAGTCCTACGTCATGCGCGCCATGAGTGAACTTGGCGAACTGGCAAGCGGCGCAGTTTCAACAGAACGCCTGACTCCAACTCGTAAGAGCACCATGATTGAAAGTGTGAATGCAGGTATTCGTATGCTTTCGCTTTCCGCCCTCGCATTACAGGCTCGGCTTCATGCTAACCCTGCAATGGCAAGCGCGGTTGATACCGTGAGCGGCCTCGGCGCTTCTTTCGGGCTCATGTGAGGTGGCTATGTTAAAAAATGAACCGTCTTTCGCGTCCCTGCTCGTTAAGCAAAGCCCGGCCATGCACTACGGTCACGGCTGGATTATCGGGACGGATGGTAAGCGCTGGCACCCGAGCCGCTCGCAAGCCGATTTACTGGCTGGTTTATCTTCCCGCAAAAAGGAGGATTCATGGCTCTTGAATCTTTGCCGCAAACTGCGCCGTTAATGGCCGGTGAGCGCCTGGCCGGTCTCAACTATGTTGCTGAGTTGCGTGCGAAACACCTAGGCGATAGCAGCAAAGAGCTGGAACGATTTGTTGCTGATATGCGTGATAAACGCGATCCGCAACATGAAGAAAATAGCCGGGCTTTATCCGCCATTTTCTTTCTGGCGAAAATACCGGGCGCGCGTCATGAGCTCAAATTAAGTGAGCTGACTACTGAGGAGAAAAAAGCGCTTATTACAGCGATGAATCATTTTCGCGCAGTAGTGAGCTTATTTCCCAAACGGCTGACCATGCCGAATTAACCCGAAACGAAATTAATGGCGTAAACCCGCCGGGCATTTTTTTGCCCGAAATCAGGAGAAAGACCATGCAGAAAGAATTACCAAAAATGTTTACCACCGAAAGCGATCCGCTGATGGCCGTGATTGATATCGCCAAGAAAGAAGAGCGTAAGGCTCGCGCCGCTGCGGTATCGATCCGCCTTGAAGCTCTGGCCGCGCATATCATTAGCAAACGTATGGACTGCTTTGAAGTTGCCGCACTGCTGCGCACAGAAGCTGCGCGCTATGAAAATGAATCAATGGAGCTGCATTGATGGCTGTCGTCCACGATTTAAAAATCGGCCCGTTATTCTTTGCAGAAGTTACAGCGGAGCGCAAGAAAGCCGAGTTCAGAAAGAACGACCGAAATTATCAATGCGGTGATTTTCTTTTATTGCGTGAATGGGATGGTGAATATTCCGGAAAAGAGTTATTGGTCATAGTTACGCATATATTGCCAGTCGACAAATTCATCCCCGAATGTGGTGATTGGGTTATGTTGTCAATTCATCTTTCGGGCATCGCAGCGCTTCAAACATCGGTTATAAAGGCGTCAATTGATGCCTAGCTTCTCGGCAGAAAAAGCCTATCCGTGGAATGCGGCAAAAAAAGCGGTTAACCCATACCTGAACCCGGCGGATGTTGCGCCGGTTTCTGCGCTTTCAAACCTGATTACTCTTTATGCTGCGGATAACGAGCAGGAACAACTGCGCCGCGAAGAGCTGAGTAATGAGGTCTGGGAACGCTATTTCTTTAACGAAACCCGCGATCCGGTTCAGCGTGATATGGCGCAGGAGCAACTTGTAAGTCGCGCAAAAATGGCGCGTGAGCAGCAGCTCTTTAACCCGGATCTGGTCATTGTTGCAAACGTTCTTGCCGAGCCTGCTCACATAAGCAAGCCCCTGTTTGAGCGGATTAAATATTTTCAGAGTCTGAACAAACCTCAGGCGTACGCCCGCTATTTGCGTGAAACCATCAGGCCTTGTCTTGAGCGACTTGAGCGCGTGCGAATCAGTCAGGTTTCTGCCTCTTTCCGTTTCATGGCAAGTCATGACGGGCTGGACGGTCTGCTTATCCTTCCCGAAATGAATCAGGAGCAGGTGAAGCGGCTATCTACTCTGGTTGCTGCTCACATGAGCTCGTGTCTCGATGTAGCATGCGGCGATCTGTTTGTTAGTGATGATGTTAAGCCCGAAGAAATTCGCCAGTCATGGGAAAGGGTCGCGGCAGAAGCCATGCGCCTTGATGTCATTCCACCTGCTTTCGAACAACTCCGACGCAAGAAGCGCCGCCGCAAGCCAGTGCCTTATGAGCTTATTCCCGGTTCGCTGGCTCGTATGCTATGTGCTGACTGGTGGTACCGCAAACTGTGGCAAATGCGCAGTGAATGGCGCGAGGAGCAGTTGCGTGCCGTTTGTCTGGTCAATAAGAAAGCCTCCCCGTATGTCAGCTATGAGGCCGTGATCCACAAGCGCGAGCAGCGCCGCAAATCACTGGAATTTTTCCGCTCACATGAGCTGGTCAACGCCGACGGCGATACGCTGGATATGGAAGAGGTGGTGAACGCCAGCAGCAGCAATCCGGCACATCGGCGTAACGAGATGATGGCCTGTGTTAAGGGGCTGGAGCTTATCGCAGAAATGCGCGGAGAGTCTGCGGTGTTTTATACCATCACTTGCCCGTCACGCTTTCATGCAACGCTGAATAACGGCAGACCTAATCCGAAGTGGACCAGCGAAACCGTACGCGAGAGCAGCAATTATCTGGTTGAAACTTTCGCAGCATTCCGTAAAGCCATGCACAAAGCCGGGCTGCGCTGGTACGGCGTCCGCGTAGCTGAGCCGCATCATGATGGTACTGTCCACTGGCACCTCCTGTGCTTCATGCGCAAGAAAGAACGCCGCGCCATCACTGCGATGTTGCGTAAGTTTGCTATTCGTGAAGACCGCGAGGAGCTGGGAAATAACACCGGGCCGCGTTTCAAATCGGAGCTAATCAATCCGCGTAAAGGCACTCCTACAAGCTATATCGCTAAATACATCAGCAAGAATATCGACGGTCGCGGACTGGCCGGGCAAATAAGTAAAGAAACCGGCAAATCATTGCGCGATAACGCTGAGAACGTTAACGCATGGGCATCACTTCACCGTGTTCAGCAATTCCGGTTTTTCGGTATTCCGGGCCGTCAGGCTTATCGGGAGCTGCGTTTACTGGCCGGGCAGGCTGCGAGATCGCTGGGCGACAGCAAAGCAGGAGCTCAGGTGCTGGAGAATCCCCGCCTCGATGCTGTTCTGGCTGCTGCTGATGCTGGCTGCTTCGCTACCTACATAATGAAACAGGGTGGCGTACTGGTTGCGCGTAAACATCATCTTGTCAGGACTGCATACGAGCTAAACGACGAGCCGAGCGCCTACGGCGATCATGGTGTCCGTATTTATGGCATTTGGTCACCAATCGCAGAGGGGCGAATCTGCACGCACGCGGTCAAGTGGAAAATGGTCCGTAAAGCCGTTGACCTTCAGGAGGCGACAGCCGACAAGGGCGCTTGCGCCCCTTGGACTCGTGGCAATAACTGTCCCCCTGTGGAAATTGTGACCGATTCAGAGGCTGAGAGTGCAGCCGTAAGACCTGATATTACAAATATGGATCAGCGGGAATTGCAGGGCTATCTGCACAGCATGGGCAAAAAAGAACTACGGGAGTTAAATGCCCGGCTGCGCCTGGTAAAACCGAAGCGCAGAAAAGGGTATAAACAGGAAATAACGGATCATCAGCTTTTACAGCTCGAGGCTGAGCTCTGCTCAAGAGGCTTTGATGGTAGCGATTCTGAAATTGACCTGCTTCTCCGGGGAGGCAGCATTCCATCAGGCGGCGGGCTGCGAATTTTTTATCGTAACCACCGGCTCCGGGAGGATGATAAATGGCGTCAATTTTACTAATTTCGTGGGGTTACCCAAGTTATAAACCTGCTCAATTGAGATTTTCACTAAGTTCAGTTCTCAACTAATTCTTATGCATTTCATGCACATACCATACACAAGAATGCTTTAATTTTTCTTCCCATGTTTTGTAATGATATGATACTGTTTATTTATACAGTATCTCGAATGGGAGGGCGCATGGATAGAGAGCTGAGCACGCATGTCATGCTTGAGAGGGTGGAACTGATTGCACGTCTGACAACAGAGGGTGTTTGTCAGGAAAGAGATCGTGAAATTGCATTGAATTTAATAGCTGAGCTGGCGCAAGAGAACTTGCTGAAAAGTGATTCTTATTCCGTGGTTGTCTCAGCGAGGCCGTGTAAACAACGATTAAAAAGAGAAAATGAAGTGAGAATACACATCACGTTGGATAAAACACAAAACATGGGCCAGCAGCTAGTTGAGGCCTTCGAAAGTGAGCTTAATCGCAGAGTAAAAAACACATTTCCTTTGTCCCAGGTCACGGTCAAAAAAGGCTCAATGACAGGCGTCGAAATTGTGGGCTTCCCTGATGACTCAGACCGGGAGCGCCTGGATGGGATCATTAAGGAAGTGTGGGAAGATGAGAGCTGGCATTAAATAGCAAATCCCGCTGATTCGAAAACTGGTTTTTCGCGTCGGCGGGATTGAACAACCCGCAACGCGGGGCGTTAGGTTGATACCAAGTTAGCTCTAAACCATCCACGAACCGGCATCGAACAAGCCGGTTTTTTCATGCGATTTATCCTCGAATTATCTCATTTTAGCGGCGCGTGCAGTCGGTGCATGAGATCGCATGAGTTTTCTTGTACGTTTTTTTCCAGCCAGCGCCAGTGTTGGCGAGGGTCGGCGCTCCTGTTGCACCTGCATGAAAAGAGACACATCAAGCGGGCAGGCGTGGCGGGGAGAGCATTGCGCGCGCCATGCTAATTATATAATATTAGCTCTGTCACTCATGAGAATCTGATTACCTCTTTTGCAAGGAAGTTAAATGAAAGGTCCAATCGCAAAAAGAACCCGAAGAGCTTTCATAAGTAAGTTGAAAAAAAAATTATCTAACACAGTTAAGTCTGAGTCACCGCTTGATCACTTATTGAAAAACAAAATGCAAGTTAAGTGGAAAAGGTATCTTACGCTTAAAAAAGACAAATCATATTTATCCAAAGTAGAAAAGCGTGAATATATTTTAGCTCCTATTGAGATAGATTATTACGACCCTAAAAATTACCACAAAACCAATGTATTTTTAATGAAGCTTCGCAAGCTTGTTATGGACAAAAAAAAGAATGTGTGTATAAACTTCAAAGTAACAAAAAAAATAACCGCATCTGCGATGATATCTTTCTTAGCAGAGGTGGACATTTTAATTTCGCGCAGCCCTTTGGGGCGTAACTGCATAACATTTACGCACCCTAAGAAAGAAAAAGTAGAAAGCATTTTAAAGCAAATTGGATTTTATGAGCTATTGCGAAAAGAATGTCGTGAAACTAAAAATTTCGACGACGTTGCTTATTGGAATTATGCTTCTGGTGCACATACTGATACTCAACAAGCTTCAGAGGCTATGAGTGAGATAGAACTAAAAATTAGCCAAAAGGCTCAACGAAAACTTTACAAGGGATTTAGTGAGGCCATGGCAAATTGCGTCGAGCATGCTTATTATGGCGATAACAACCAAGATGATAATTGTACAAAATGGTGGGCTTTTGCAGGAGTAAAAGAAAATATACTTGTTGTTGTCATATGTGACAAAGGTATTGGCATACCTGTATCTTTACCATTAACTAGAAAAGATGAAATAATTGAGTCTTTTAAGAACCTTTTAAAGTTACGTAAACTTAATGATTCTGCAATGATAAAAATAGCTTCTCAAATGGGCAGAACTCGAACAAAGCAAGGTAATAGAGGAAAAGGTCTTAAGGATATTAAAGCAATAATAGACTCATTAAATGAAGGAATGTTAACCATATACAGTAATAAAGGTTACTATAGATATTTTAGGAATAATATGAAACTTGTTGACTCTCGAAAAGAGCATAAATCAAGTGTTTGTGGTACTATTGTTGAATGGGCTATCCCGTTAACGGCAGATACGCTGGGGAGTTAACAAATGAAAATTGTAAAAGTATCAGAGCGTTTTCCATACCCAGGACCCAGATTCAAACGTCTTGGCCCTCAATCAGGAGAGGAATTTAAGCATGCCATGCTCAAAATTCTTAAAGAAACATATGGTGACAATTTTACATTAAATAACCATATCATTATTACTGTCGATTTGGATGGCACTCGTGGTTATGGTTCATCATTTTTAGAAGAAGGTTTCGGTGGTCTAATTCGTGAAGGCGTTCCTTATACGTTACTTAAATCACTAAAAATAAAAACAGAGGAAGAGCCAGAGTTGGCTGAGGAAATTCAAGATTATATCGATGATGAATATAACAAATTGAGTAATTGATAAACTTATGAATGCCGAGGTGATAATGGCTGCTGAAAATGGAATATCTGTTGCCCAGTATATAACTTGGGGCATAACTATTGGAGGTTGGGGCATAACCATGATTGTTGCTTGGGTTGTGCTTCGGAAAAATGCTAGAAATACTTGGGCAGGTGATCTAAAGAAGGCCCTCACCGAATTAGAAGATGCTGCGTTAACATTTTGGATGAGTTCTAATAGTGAAGGTGAACTTTTAGAGTTAAAAAAACTGAGAAGGAAAGTCAAAGAAATTACCACGCTTGCATCCGAGGTAAAAGATTATGGCGGCCCCAAATACCCAAGTGAATTATTTATACAACTTAGACGTTCAGTAACAACTGAAAAGTACCATCAGGATAATGTTGACCTTTTGGTCAGACAGTTGCTTGACTCAGATGAACGCGTAACCGATATTTTTAATACATGCGCTGATTTACGAGCACTGTATAAAAGAGATAAAAATCTACTATTCTAATAGCTAGGCCGCAATTGCGGCCTGTGTGTTTAATCAAAGCTGTAAGGCTTGAATTTAACAACATCAATACCTATCCAATTATTTAACTCTTGAATTCTCTCTTGTAATGGTGAAAGTTCATTTCTAACAAACACTTGTGCTGCTTTGGCTACGTCCCCGAAACCTCCTGCATTACTAGGCATAACGCCCATCATTTGGGGTGGTACACGGTGTGCACTCATTAAGTCTTCTGCGCTAACTTTCTTAATGTTAAAGAAATCATCTTTCGTTGCAACCTCACTTAAAGGCACAATTTTTATACCATCTGCTTTACCATTTGGCGCATAGAAAAATAAATTTTTGAAGTTACCCAACCCTTTTGAGTCTCGCATCGCTTTACGCAAAGCCTCAACATCTGTGCTGCTTTGAGCTGCATCGGTTACATACATTATGTAACCCGCATGTGCACCGTTCTGGTAATACTTACGACGAAACAGCGTTGCGGACTCATTTAACCAGGCCGAGTTAAGAGCGCTGAGATATTCTGGCATCCCGTAAATCTCTTGATTGATGTCAGGTTCCTGAAGATGGAACACACTCCTCGGCTCGAACCGGTGAGGCTTTGTAAAAGAGTGAATAAACCAATACGTATCTTCTTCAACTCCACGGCGAGTATATTTTGCTGGTGATGTTATAAGGCCCATTAACTGCTTTGAAATACTTAAACGTTTCTCAATAAAGGCATTACCAAAAACAAGAAAATCGAGTACAAAGCGGCTAAATTCTTGTTGGGACAATAATGGATGGGGAATATAAGTTGAAGCGATTATGTTACGCTTCACGTAAATAGGCGAGCTGTGGTGCACAGCGGCGCGCATGCTTTTAGCCAGGCCGGAGAAGCTGACCGGCGGCTCATACCACTGACCGTTATCGATACACTCGACATAATCGAGAATGTCACGGCGATCCAGTACCGCGGTCGGCTCACCGAAGGTAAACGCCTCCATGCTCTGCGCTGGTTCAGCTGTGTGATTTCGGGTGGCTGGTTGTGACTTGTTTTTATTTTTATATTTGCTCATTAGTTCCACTCCATGATGCTGGATGACGGCTGGCCGCTGGCGGCGGTCAGTGGTTCGTTAATTAATACGTGCATGGTTGCCCAGGCTAAATCCGCGTGGCTTGCCTCTTCAGTGCGGCTTGCTTCGTAGGTTGCGCTGCGTCCGCTACTGGTCATGGTTTTGCGAATTGACATAAACGACTGCGTGATGTCGGTTGCGCTGACGTCATACTCAAGGCACCCGCGCCCGATGGTGTCTTTAGCTTTCAGTACCATCGCGGTTTTCATTTCCGGCGTGTATCGAATCTCACGCGCTGCCGGGTAGAAGGATCGCACCAACTGGAAGACGCCCTGACCGAGCCCGGTTGCATCGATACCGATGTACTCAACGTTATATTTCTGCGTCAGCTCGCGAATGGAATTCGCCTGCTGTGCGAAGTCCATTCCCTTCCACTGGTGACGCTCAAGAATGCGGAATTTGCCACCGGCAACGACAGGCGGCGCGATAACCACGCAACCGGCGCTGTCGCCCCGTAATGACGGGTCATAACCAATCCACACCGGGCGGTGTCCAAATGGCCTGTCAGAGAATGGCGCGTAGTCTTCCCATTTTTCGAGGCTGTCCACCATGCAGCGTTGCAGCTCTTCAAACGGAAATACCGATGCCTTGTCATCAACGAACTCGCACATAAACAGGTTGCGGAAGTCATCAACACTGTTTTCACGGCGAAGGGTGTCGATATTGAAAAGCGTGCAGCCTTTGGCGAGCGCATCTTCAATGGTGACAATCTGACGCCACTGTCCATCCGGGCTGGCGACGCCCTTTGCGAGCGCTGCATGGGTGATGTCGATTTCAACGCGCTCGCTTGCACTTGAGCGCCCACGGTTAAACAGATCGCCTGACCAGAACGGATAGGCACCGTGCGCCAATGAGGACGGTGTCGAAAAATAGGTAGTTCGCAGATGCTCCTGCGAGGAAATGCCCGAGGCGACCTTCCTAAGCAACTGGAAATTCGGTATCCAGAAAATTTCATCAACATACAAATCACCGTTGTGACTCTGCGCAGTGTTGGCATTGGTGCCGAGGAACAGCAATTCAGCCCCGTTGTTGCCGAGCACAATCGGATCGCCGGTGAGCTCCACGTCAACCAGCCGGGCAAAGGCGACGATGTATTTTCGGAAAACGTAAGCCTGCGTTTTACTCGCAGAGAGAAAAATCTGGTTATGGCCGGTCTTGAGAGCCTGCAATAACGCCTCACGAGCAAAATAGAACGTTGCGCCAATCTGACGGGATTTCAGGATATGCCGGATACGATGCGCCAGCCCCGCGCGCCACCATTCGAGCTGATACTCGAAAGCCTGTTCGAGGAAAATCTCTTCAAGTTTCTCGATAGCCTCTTCGCTGAAATAGTTCTTTTTCGGCTTCTTCTTTTCCCCCTTATTGCGGTTCGCCACTTTCGGATTGAGATCCGCCTCGTTACCTGTCAGACCGTAACGATTTACACGCGCGAACCGCTCCATCTGGCGCGCCAGAAAATCCGCAACCTTGAAATCATGCGCGGTCATATCAGGCTTTGCATAAAGCTGAATCAGGCGCGCCTCAAGGGTGTATTCGACCCGGTTCAGGGGGGCTGTTTCTTCCCACTTGTCGCGCTGCTTCCAGCTCTGAACCGTGGGGCGTTTCACCTGTAAGCGTTCCGCGATTTGCGGCACGGAAAAGCCCTGCCAGAACAGCAGCGCCGCCTGTCGGCGCGGGTCGCTAAGAATGGATGTATCTGTGGTAATGGTCATTTAAACCTCGCCGTTATGAGTACACGGCAAGGCTAAAGATTCAGGCGGAATGAAGCGCTAACCCCCTGTTGTGTCAGGCGTTGCACTTCTGCAATCGGTGGCTGATGAAGGGCTGAGTCGGGAAACTACATCCGACCCGATAACCCAACTCAGGACACCTGTCTCATGGCAAAAAAAATTTCGAAATGGTTTCGCATTGGCGTCGAGGGTGACACCTGCGACGGTCGCGTAATCAGCGCGACGGATATTCAGGAAATGGCGGACGGATTTGATCCGCGTGTTTATGGCTGTCGCATCAACCTCGAACACATCCGCACCGTTTATCCCGACGGCCAGTTTTGCCGTTACGGTGATGTGGTTGCAGTAAAAGCCGAAACCATTGACGACGACTCAGCGCTCAAAGGCAAGCTGGCGCTCTTTGGCAAAATCGCCCCGCTCGACAATCTGGTCGAAATGGTAGGTAAAGGCCAGAAGGTCTACACCTCGATGGAAATCCGCCCGAACTTTGCCAACACCGGAAAATGTCACTTGATCGGCCTGGCCGTAACGGATGACCCGGCAAGCCTCGGCACTGAATACCTTCAGTTTTGCTCTAACGCACAGCAAAACCCGCTGGCCGGTAAAAAAGAACAGCCTGACGATCTCTTCTCTGTTGCGACCCTGGCTGAACTGACTTTTGAAGACCAGCCGGAAAGCTTAATGAACAAGCTGAGCGACACCGTGCGAAATATCTTCAGCCGCAAACAGGCAGACGACGATGCACGATTTGGTGACGTCCGCGAAGCCGTGACCGCCATCGCCGAACGCGTGCAGACCAGCGGAGAAAGCGCCGAGACCCGCTTCAGTAAGCTCGAAAGTGAGCTTGAGATCCTCAAAAAGGCGCAGACCGAACAGGCCGATGCCGCCGCACAGCAGTTCAGCACTATCCAGAACACGCTGGATACAACCGAAAGCCGGACGCAGCCGCGCCGCAAGTTAAGCACTGGCGGTGATGCTGGCGACACCACGCTGACCGACTGCTAAACCCCGTAACCTATCAAGGAAAAAACAACACATGAATAAAGCGACCCGTTTTGCCTTTAACAAATACCTGAGCCGCATCGCTGAGCTGAACGGTATCGGGGTAAGCGATCTGGCTAATAAATTCACCGTCGAGCCCTCAGTGACACAGACCCTGTTTGATAAAATTCAGCAGTCGTCCTCTTTCCTGAAGCTAATCAACATGGTGACGGTCAGCGAGCTGACTGAGGAAAAGGTCGGCATGGATGTATCCGGCTCAATCGCGAGCACCGCTGACACCGATGGTGGTGTCGAGCGTAAAACCGCTGATTTCACGAAGCTTGATGCGTACCGTTATTTCTGTCATCCGGTTAACTTCGACTATCACCTGAAGTACAACAAACTCGACCTGTGGGCGCGTTATCAGGATTTCCAAATCCGTATCCGTAACGCCATTATCAAGCGTCAGGCGCTGGACTACATCACCATTGGTTTTAATGGCGTGAGCCGTGCGGCAACGTCGAACCGTGCGCAAAATCCGCTGCTTCAGGATGTGGCTGTGGGCTGGCTGCAAAAATATCGCAACGATGCACCAGAGCGCGTGATGTCCAGCATTACCGATGAAGGTGGCGCGGTGATTTCCGACACCATCAAAGTCGGCAAAGGTGGTCATTATGCGAACCTCGACGCGCTGGTCATGGATGCGTTTGAATCTCTGGTTGCAGAAATCCACCGTGAAAACCCTGAAATGGTTGTCATCTGTGGCCGCAAGATTCTGACCGATAAATACTTCCCGATGATTAACAAGTTCCAGCCAAACAGCGAACAGCTTTCCGGCGAGCTAATCATCAGCCAGAAAACGATCGGCCAGTTGCAGGCAGTACGCGCACCGTTCTTCCCGGCGAACAGCGTGTTTATTACCACGCTCGATAACATCTCAATCTACCTGTATGAAGACGGCCACCGCCGCCACATCATCGAAAACCCGAAGCTTGATCAGGTTGAGAACTACGAGCAGGTTAAAGTTGATTTCGTTATCGAAGATTACGAAGCCGGTTGCCTGATTGAAAACATCGAGATCCTCGAGCCAGAAGAAGCGGCCACCACTGAAGCAACCAGCGCAGAAGTCTTTGCGGCGGCTATGGTCAAGGCAATGCAGGCCATGAACGGCAGTTCTGCACCTGCTGAAAGCGAAACCCCGGCTGGCGGAGAGGCGTAACCCATGGCGAGACACGCACAGCGTCATGCGATGCGAGTCTCGGCTATACAGGCATCGCAGCGGGATAATGCACCGCTGCGACACGCCTCAGCTTATGAGCAAATGCTCGTCAAGCTGGCCGCAGACCGACGCACATTATCCGACATCCGTTCAAAAGAAAGTAAGGCC